CTTTTTCGATTCTTGTCTGCTTCAGTTAGATCAAGCCTCTGATAACCTGAATCTGAAATATATAGCGCATTAAACTTCCTGAAGTTTTCATAATCGGCATACTCCGAGAATGTCCAATAATAAAAGGACATTAATTTGTAAAAATTTTCATAAGAAAGGTTGTATAAATCTAAATAAACTTTTCTAAGGTATATAAGTTTCTTTTCGTTTAAAAACTTTTCTTTGTCAGCCATTGCTACCTTGACCTGTTCAAAATACGAAAGCCCATCGACATTAAGGTTTTTCCTCTCCCATTCAGTTAACTTCCCTTTCTTATTTTTGAAATCTTTACCCATAAATTTTGCGACTAATTTTAAAATATCAGGTATTATGCCAAATTCTGAATAAAACCAACCACCCATATCCCCGTGTATAGGATAATCCATATCTGAAATTATTGGCAGATGTAATGTACTGTCCATTTTGATCAGTAAATTCGTTAACTTTATCTTTTGTGCATTAATCACACTGTCATCACCCTTAAAAGCTTCAATATCTACTGCTTCTACCTCTGTAGTTAACATCGTAAAAAACATCTTCAAAACTGTATTAGTCAATAGAGTCGCAGATTCACCGGAATCCTTTAAAGCTTCTTTAGTTAAAGTGACAAACATTGACTTCTGTTTAGATTTTAACCTCATGGCGCGGTATATTCTCATCGTTTTCTCATCTATGTATAAACCTAGAAAGCAGTCTTCTAAAAACTGTGTAGATGCATCCTGATTAGCGTCATACTCTTTACAATCAGAGGTAAAAATCTGATGGTCATGATTCCAAAATTTACTTACTAAAGCGTCAAACTCTGCCTCAGGTATACCATTATCGTAAATAACATTTTCCTTTAAATCGCTCACAAAGCACTCCTCTATTGCTCTAAATAATGGGCAAAATACAGCATTTAAAATCTTTGGCCACGCTGAAATACCTTGGCCACATTTGTCTGCATCCAACGACTTCGACATCACCACTTTCTGAATTGTCTTAAGGAAGAACCTGATCGTAAAAGTTTCATTGAGTGGATTTAACGATAAATTGAGTTCTTTAAAAACACCACCATTTTTAATCAGTTTACTTATGACAGGATTTAAATGTTTCGCTATTATAGAATTGGTCACTTTGGTCGGTTCTCTTTTTAAAAATCTTTTTCTGAACGCTTCTTGTAAATTACCCTTTATGGCTTCCCATGATTTATCTAATTTTATATTACGGTTCTTTGAATATCTACTCAACTGTGTCAACACTGTTGATAGATTCGAAGACGCGTCATAAGTCTTACCTGACGCGGGTAAATCCAGATCAACTGGTATTAAATCTCTAGGGTTCATGGGATCTTTATATCTTAACCTGAAATTCGAGAACTTTATCTTATTAAAATCATACAACATGTACGAATAATGAACTTTATTCTGATTTCTTTTAATCCTGTTTATCAAATGCAAAATATCTAAGCTAAAATCTACTGGCATATAACCGTTTCTTATATTAACTGATTTTTCGAACTCATACGTAAAATGGGGTGATTTTAAAAATCCGAGTTATTAGCTACTGTGAAACCGAAATTTGTTTCAAAATTATTAATAAAACTTTTTAAAACTGCAACTGCACCAGATGCTTTGGATTGTAAATCTATGTATAGATTTAATTCGTCTTCTGTACGCGTGGCAGCAACAATTCCCGTAGATCTGAACGTCATTGAATCATTCGCCTCTTTATTTGTGTAGATTAAATTTACGATTGGTTTACTTAAACCTTGCGACGACTTCGAATTCAAAATTGTTCCAACGTTCTTTTCATTAAGTTCATCTCTGTATGTGTTACTGATAGTGATATTTAAACCCGGCATATTCTCCGTTACGTCCGTGAGATCATAATAATTAATCTTTGTGTCTTTATTCCTTAACGAAAATACAGGATAGTTATAACAGTAATTCATAAATGCAGCAAGTGTTGGACCGAATCTAAATGTGTAAAAGATTCTTTCGACTTTGTCCTGATTACATGTTGCTAACTCTACGAAATTCGCGGATTCGATAATACCAGAATTATCATTGGCCGATGTCTGTTCTTCATCTCCCATTATAATGTATTTATCATAAGAAGTTGAAGCGATGATTAACTCTATAAAAGGTTTCAGCATCGAACCAGCCTCATCTATATAGCACACGGAACCTTCTTTCGGGATCTCTGTGAACTTTTGATATGTTTTAACCGGAAACTTTTTATGTTCACCATATTTCTCCTTTATTTTACGATCCGTATCTAAGCAAACTGCAGCATAAGGTACTATATAAGCTGATCTATCATCCCAATTATCGCACACATACTTTGTTTTGCCACAACCTGAGACACCATTTCTAAAATAAACATTACGATTATTAATGTTTTCGTATTCACCATTCTTTATAATCTCTTTTGCTCTGTTTACAACATTATTACTGAGTCTCAGCAACGTACCATCCGGCAATTTGATCTGATCGATGATACTTGATGAAATTAATGATTCGATATCTTTCTTAACATCTTCTAAGTTTAAATTAAGCTTAAATTCGGCACCAGGTAACGATAAATTAGCGACCATCTTCTCTATTTCTTTATCTTTTAACTTTATTATGTTGCCTTTTTTATCAACTCTACTTAAATTATATGTCATGGCAGCTGTCGATAAATCATCCATATGTGTTACTAAATCGAACAAATTCCTATTTCTGTCATGATTCCGACCTTCCAAGTACTTACAGGTGTTTACCTTACTATTTTCGAATTCTGTACCCTTTGTTGTCATAATTTCCTTTATTGGGTCCTCTGAATCTTCATCATCATATATACCTATATACTTTCTAATTTCAGCTATAGCTTCAAGTTCCGAATAATATTCATTATTTTTATTAATATTAGTGAGCTGATAATAACGATTCCATACTTGGTTACTTGTGAGATCTTCTCCTTTCTGTTCGAATCTCCGTGCTTCATACTCTCTTTCGATTTTCTTTTTATACTTTTCGCTTCTAAATATATTTAATTTTAAACCTTTGGTTTTATCGTCGTTCCATGCTACGTCGAAACAATGGGCGAAAAATGAAACAGGATCTATACCCTGTTCGATAATATCGTTTAAAGTTGGTATTAAATTATCGTAATTTTCACACGCTTCCTCATGCATATCGTTTAAATATTTTAAAAATTTTCTAAAACAACTACGATTAATGTTCGAATATAAAATTTGTTCACGTAAGTCAATTCTCTCGTTTAAATATTTCTCGACCCTCGTCTTTGTAAAAAAATTGTATAATGTTGGGCATATATCATGAAAAGATTCTTTAATTTTAGACTTTACTGAGTTGAAAACTGACGAAATTATACTCCGTCTCTTACTTTGATTCATACGATCTCCTATGATGGCTGTGGAAAAACCCCCTTCAATTATAGCGTATAATACCATAGAAGAAATCATCTTATTACTTAGGTCTGCTCCTTCTTGTAAGGTAGTACCGCCTACACTTACGGTCATAAATGAAGCTTGAACAAAAGCATATGTGTCTTGAATTATTGTCTTATTGTTCTTTGATCTTGCGACACTAGCAATTGCACCTTCTAATTTCTTAGTTTCTACCATAATCGGAATCCTTTTCCGCAAAGGTCCAAAATATTCAATAGGGTCATAAATTACACTATACTTATCGAACTTCGGTGGAAGTAATTTTCTTACTGTTTTCTTAGTTTCCTTAGATTTTGTGAATTTAATTAAACATATTTCAGCTATACTCGATACAATTTCACCTACCCAGGGTTCATCATCTAATGGTTCGATGAATGAAGAATTCATCAGCTCGAAGACCGTTGTCGACGTTTCATGTATGTAACCATTAGATAAATCATCATGGATCATAACAAACCCATTTCTTGTACCATTTATTCCAGATCTCTTTGTGAAATGCGTTTTCTTAAAAGTTACTCTTAATTCCTTACTATAATATTCATTTACAAACAATAACCCGAATGGTAAAATTAACGAAATGTACACTTCTGATACACCGCATTTCGAAAAATTTTTAAAAGCTGTTTTAAGATCGATATCATAAAAAGAGTCAAAACCAACTACTACATCTGCTTTCTTACTACAAATTTCTGCCCCAACATTGCAACAATTATTAAATATTTTAGATGACGATGTATTGAGAGTTTCGTTTAAGGATTCTAGATCGTGTTTTTCATCTCTCAATAACGAATTTTCTATTTCTAGTTGAACCATCTGTTCTTTTAAACCCTTACTGTAATTTGAACAGGGATTTTTAACTATACTGTCTCTTAAATTTTTCATATAAACTTCATTGACATTGATTTTAGCTTCCAATTCAAATAAATCTCTCTTATTAACACTTTTAGATTCAATAGCTCGGTAATGATCTTCTTCTTCAGGTGATAAAAAACAAAAATGTGTACCTTTTGAACGTAAATGTGCTTCTTCCTTCGTTAATTTGGCACCAATAACTTTAACTTCCTTATTAGAAAAATTCATCTTTAAAACCGATTTTATTAAATATTCAGATAAAAACTTTAGAGCTGGATGTGTTGTTTCAGAACCATCGAAATCTGGGATAACTAGACGATGGTTTAATGCTTCTGCTACTGCGTCGAAGTCACTTTGACTACAATAATAATTTAATTTTACTGCCTTATTAATAATCCTTTTAGGAATCTCGGATAAACATCCTGCAGCATTTTCGTTCGCAATAGTTCCTTTCTGTGTGTAATTCAACAAATTATAAGCGATATCTTTTGAAAATTGAACAACATTCATCTTGAAATATTTGAATCAAAATAAAATCCAATAAGGCTTTGCCTATGAGCTTTGCTCTACA